TTCTTTGATCAGTTCAACGACAGCCGCTTCAACTGCTGCCTTGACCGCTTGCGTTCCGGGCTCATTTATAGTGAGTCCTGCTTCTAGTTCAAACGCCTGCGTACCATCTTTAATAAATTTCAGCATGGCCAGACTATCGCTGGTGCTGTAAATCGTTTTCTGTACGTTTACACTGGCCAATACTTTACCTGTGTTAACGCTGATTAATCTCAAACTTACTGTTACTATATCTTCACTGTATTGTGTCTGTGGACCAATACCTAATATACGTGCGGCAAAGCCACCGCTCTTAGTACTACTATCATAGCCTGTGATACCACCCTCTACGATCACACCAGCAAACATCATTGGGCTTAGTGGTTTAGCGTTAGCACCATCATAGGCTTCACGCATCTGACGTATAAGTTGACGCTCTTTAGTCAAGCTGTCAATACCCACACGCTCAACTACTACAAACCATTGTCCCCGACCTACGTCACTGAGTGCTTTGATCAAGAATGCTTCAGCACCCTGTGTTACCGCTGTTGACAAGTTAGCAATACTAGCACTTGGACGTCGTTGCCCTGTTTTATCTAAGAAACTGTAGACTGCTACTACCACTGGACGACCAGCCAACGGTGGTGGGATAACGTCAAACTCTTTTTGCATCAAGTTTTTAACTTTTGTGGGCTTTTCAGGCCCCGTGACCAAACTTGTGGTAGCACAGCCTGTCAAGCATAACAGTAAAAATAATGTCAATAACTTTTTCATAGCCTTCTTATTGGAATACAAATTGTCCCAATGGTACTTCGATACTTGTGGTACTACCTGTTGGATCTACCACTGTTAGTGTAATACTGTCTAACCCGTTCTTTTGCCAACTGATAACACTGCCTTCAAAATTAATAGTGCCGTGATCACTACCACCTGTAGCAAACATAGCAGTTGCTACGTTTTGGCTTATCTGAGCATAGATTCTTGACTCTAAATTGTTCAAAAACTTGGCCAAATTGGTGTTTTTCTTATCGTTTGCTTCCTTATCTAAGGCCGCTTGTAGGTCTTTTTTGATTTGTTCTTTACGTGTGTGCTCTTGGTTCTCAAGAGTTAAGACGTGAGATGAGTATCCATTGCCGTTAAAGCTAGGACTCTTGAATGAATAGTCAGGAAGAGGTTGTGCTACAGCCAGACCTGATATAGATAGAAATAGGAATGAAATACATAGTTTCATTTTCTCGGCTCCTTATTAGTATTTACTCGGAACCGCTATGAATTAACTATGTGTATTGTTGACTAGATTAGTCTGACTTTTGAGGGTCTGCGGCTTCTATTCTTTCTAAAATAATAGTATAAAAACTATCAACTTCACCACCAAATTTACCCATTAAATGCTCGATACATTGGCGGCAGTAGTTCCATTGCTGGGTATGATATCCGTTTAGGAAGTCGTTGTGTAATTGGATCCACTGTTCTAATTGTGGTAAATCACCAATTGAGATTTTATCAGCTGAAATTAAGCAAAATACTTCTATTTCATGCCCTTCTTTGTTGATAGTTTCTAGATCTAAAACAGTATATTTTTGTCTTAGTTTTTCTGCGTTTTCACGACCAAATATAATATCCACTTAACGTTTCTCCGTAATACCGCATTGTTTAAATACTGTTTGTACTGCCTGTGATTGACTTACTGCATCTTCTAATGCATTATGTAATCCTGCTTTGTTCTTATCTCTAGGGTCGCCGTGAGTACTGAGTAAAGTACGGCTATCACGGATCTGCCAGAACTGCCATGGGCACGGTAAATTTAACTGTCTATATAGATTTTCTAAGATAACAATGTCAAACACAGGACCCTGTGCCCAGATGTTATCACAACCTACGATAAATCTATTTAATTCTCGAGTAAACTCATCTAATGAAACACGATTACCTTCACCGAGTGCTTCTTCTCTGACATCATCTGCCTGACGGCCCCACCATTCAACAGTATTATCATCTACGTGGCGTCCAAGAGTGATCTGTTCATCAACACTGACACGGAAATAAATGCCTTTGTCTATGGGTTCTTGATTATATGGACTAAACTTACAAGCACCAAAGGTCAATATAGTAGCATCTGGGCGAGTGCTGAGTGTTTCTAAATCCAACATTATGTCCATTATTTTTGTCTTTCTGCTTCTACTACACGTTTACGAAGGCTGCTAGAACTAAAACTGTGATCACGGCTGTTAAAAATTAATTTAATGTTGCGTTTATTACAGATATCTTTACCTGTGAATTCTTTGTCTTGATATTCTACACCTAATATCCTAATATCAATTGGTAGTGTAAGTAATATATCTTCAAGATCTTTTTCTGTGTTGTAGACTACGATCTCATCTACGTAGCGGGTCGCTGCCAGTTGGATCTGACGTTCTACAATTGACTGTATTGGTGCGTTCTTTTCTGGACGATCCCAGCTGGCATTGTTCTGTAAGCCGGCGATAAGATAATCACAGTGATTTTTAGCTTCACTTAACATGGCGACATGTCCAGCATGCAGCATGTCAAATTGGCTGGCTGTGAATCCTATGCGTAGACCTTGTGCTTTTAATTCCTGGACTTTGTTGAATATCATTCTACTGGTTCTAACTTAACCTGTAACGGAAATCCGTTGTTACGGGCTAGCTGTGTTACTTCAACACCTTTTTGTTCAGCCATTTCGTATGGAAGGATAGCAGCGGTTCCTGATCCTTCTTCGTGGATTTTAAGTGTGACAGCTTCTGCTGTTTCTGGAGTGTGATTAAAAATGTCAATTAATGTTTGAACTACGAATTCCATAGTAGTAACACTATCATTGATATATATAACTCGATACAAGGGGGGTTCTTTTAGATCAAGATTAGGTATTGGTCTTGTTTTTGTAACTGCTTTGGTACCCATATGTTCCTTTTCGAATGTTTTTGACATAATTGAATCTCATTTTAAATAGCGAGACAGTTGCCTGTCCCACTATTATATTATACTACTTCTGAAAGGTAATTGCAATCTTTTTTGGCTTAGCTGACTCTGGAACGATGTGTTCTAAAGTAACAGTTAAGATACCATTTTTAACTGCGGCACCTTTGACTTCTACATTGTCTGCAAGAGCAAATGTGCGTTCAAAGTCACGACCTGCGATACCTTGATGTAGATACTGTTGTTCCGCTTTGTTTTCTTTGTTGACTGCACCAGTAACGACTAGTTCGTTGTTGATTATCTCAACATCCAACTCACTTTCATCAAAGCCTGCCACAGCTACCTCGATCTTCCAGATAGTTTCTGTTTCTTTGATGATGTTGTAAGGTGGATAGTTACTGGCATTCAATGTGCCAGCTGTTCGGCTGAGCTCATCAAACATGCGGTCAAATCCAACTGCAAATCTTTGGATACTTGGAATATCTAAACTGTTAATATATACTTGTTTCATAGCTTATTCTCCTTATATAAAGCAAGATTAAATCAAGGACCCTTATTCGGCATCCTTTTTAACTTCAGTGAACTCAGCATCTACTACATCGCTGGGTTTTTCTGAATTTGTTTCAGCACCTGGTTGCACTTCTGCTTTAGCAGCTTCAGCAGCCTGATATGCTTTAAATAATGGTTCTGCGGATTTGGTCAACGCTTCGACGCTGTCTGTGATAGCTGGAATGTCATCACCTTCGATGGCTTTTTCTACTGCTTTAACTGCCGCTTCGATAGCTGTCTTTTCATCTGCTGTGATCTTATCACCTAGATCTTTTAATGTTTTATTAACTTGGTAAAGTTGGCTGTCGGCATTGTTACGACTATCTACTAGAGCACGTTGCTTCTTATCTGCTTCAGCATTGGCTTCTCCATCTTCTACCATCTTGGCAATTTCATCTTCACTCAAACCTGAGTTGGCTTTGATAGTGATCTTGTTTTCTTTGCCAGTTTTCTTATCTCGAGCTGATACTTTCAAGATACCATTGGCATCGATGTCAAGTGTGATTTCAATCGCTGGCACGCCACGTGGTGCTGGTTCGATACCTTCTAGGTTAAACTCACCAAGTCGCTTATTGTCTTTGATAAACTCACGTTCACCTTGTGCGATAGCAACTGTTACTGCTGGTTGGTTATCATCTGCTGTTGAGAATGTTTGGCTAACTTTAGTAGGAATAGTAGTATTCTTTTTAATAAGTTTAGTCATAACGCCACCAACTGTTTCGATACCCAATGACAGTGGAGTAACGTCTAATAATAGAACGTCAGTCTTGTCACCTGCTAGAACAGCACCTTGGATGGCTGCACCAACTGCCACTGCTTCGTCTGGATTAACGTCTTTACGTGGTGCTTTGCCAAACAATGCTTCAACTGCTTCTTGCACCTTAGGCATACGGGTCTGACCACCAACTAGGATAACATCATCGATGTCTGCAACTGCAACACCCGAGTCTTTAATAGCAACACGACATGGCTCAATACTGCGTTGGATCAAATCTTCAACTAAGGCTTCAAACTTAGCACGACTGATGACCACGTTTAAGTGTTTTGGGCCACTAGCGTCAGCAGTGACATATGGTAAGTTCACTGTCGTTTGATTACTGCTAGACAATTCAATTTTAGCTTTTTCTGCGGCATCTTTCAAACGTTGTAGAGCCAACATGTCTTGTTTGAGATCGACACCTGATTCTTTTTTGAATTCATCGATAATAAAATCCATCACACGTTGGTCAAAGTCTTCACCGCCGAGGAATGTATCACCATTGGTAGCTAGGACTTCAAATTGTTTTTCACCATCGACATTGGCGATCTCGATAATCGAAATATCAAATGTACCACCACCTAGGTCATATACTGCAATCTTACGATCTTTTTTGCTGTCTTTATCCATACCAAATGCCAATGCAGCCGCAGTTGGCTCATTGATGATACGCAGAACTTCTAAGCCTGCGATCTTACCTGCGTCTTTGGTTGCTTGACGTTGTGCGTCATTGAAGTAAGCTGGAACAGTGATAACTGCCTGCGTTACTTCAGCACCAAGATAGTCTTCAGCAGTCTTTTTCATCTTACGTAGGACTTCAGCTGAGATCTGTGGAGGTGCTAGTTTTTCTTCATCGATCTGCACCCATGCATCACCATTGGTATTCTTGATGATAGTGTAGGGCATTAGATCTAAATCTTTTTGGACTTCTTTTTCGTCAAACTTACGTCCAATCAAGCGTTTAGCCGCATAGATAGTTTTCTTTGGATTGGTCACTGCTTGACGTTTAGCTGGGGCACCAACTAAGATTTCATCGCCATAGGCAACGATACTAGGTGTAGTGCGGGCACCTTCATTGTTTTCAATTACTTTGGGTTTGTTGTTTTCTAGGATAGCCACGCATGAGTTTGTGGTTCCTAAGTCGATACCGATGATCTTAGACATATAGTTTCTCCTTTAATTAAGCAAGATCTAAAATATAAAGCCCTAAATTAGGCACTCTATACAGTTATTTATTTCTTTAAAACTTTATTATATACTAATATAACTTCTTGGGCAACTGTTGGCTTTGTAGTTTCTTTTGCCAACGGTTTTTGGCTGCACTTGCTTTGCGTTTACGTTTGGTAGTAGGTTTTTCGTAGTGTTCACGACCACGCATATCTAGTAACAAACCGCTGTCCTGTATCTTTTTCTTAAACTTACGCATAGCCTGTTCGACGTTGTCGTTCTTAACGTAAACAGTGCTGCCTTTCAATGAATTTTCAAACGCCATATAGTCCTTTATAGTAGTATATTATTTACCATTGTGACTATTATAACACGATTTACTCAACTAGGTCAATACTAGTTTGTTCAATTTTTTGGAAATACTCTAAAGGATTGAAGAATTCCTGCCTAAATCCATAGCGGATACCACTGGTAACTTTAACTTGGCTCGAATCATTGATTAGATATGCGTCTGCTGAATAGCCCACATGATTCAACCATTCCAAATCATGCATGTCGCCCCTATAGGTATAGACATCAAAATTGATCTTACTGGTCTTAAGGAACAACAACAGATCACCAAAATCTTTAGTATCACAGTCTATTAATACCACCGTGTGATGATCAGTTTTTTCTACTGTGCTGGGATAGGTTATTAGCCTATTGTTTTGATTTTCCATTTAAATAGTCCTTGATTTGTTCACTTTCAGTATCTGTGAGTAATTCAATATCATACTCACCGCTGTCAATCTTTTCAATTAGATGTTGTATATATGCACGATCGTAGGCAAAACTGTCAGTCTTGGTTTTGTCCACTTCTATCCATTTCTTTTCATTCCATTTAAACAGTTTACTGGGCAAATAGTCTACACGTAGATACATATCACCTTTGATTGGGTTAGGTGGAAAACTAGTGCCAAAGCCTGCGTTTACTGGGGTGGCTTCCACAGCACCGATACTGAAATCTGGTATCACCATTTGGTTTGAAGTTTCGTTTATGACCACAGCCCTAGGTGTTGGATTTATAGGTTCTTCATCTGTGGCGGGTGCTTGGCGGCCACGTATGGGTGGTGGATCAGAGTGTGGAGGCTCAGTTGGCGGGTCTGGTTCTACAGGGGGTGGAGCAACTTCGACGAACCTATCAACAAATACTTCTCTGATGACTTCTACGGGACGTTCTACTATGACTTCTTTGATTATTTCAACTGGTCTGTCGATGAAAACCTCTTTAACAACTTCAACAGGTTTTTCTACTACG